ATACATGAAAGAGAGGACAGAACATGAGTAAGATCATCACCTGTGAACAGGTCAGCAATGGTCATCCCGATAAGATCTGTGACCAGATTGCAGATGCCATTGTGACCGACATTCTTCAGCATGACAGGAACGCCCGTGTGGCGATTGAGTGTCTGCTGAAAAAGAGTCAGCTCTTTATTGCCGGAGAGGTCACCACCGATTACCGGCCAAACTACAACCAGATCGTCCACGATGTGTTCAATCGCATCGGCACCGAAAAGCTGGGGTGGAACCTGACCGAGCTTCTTCGCATTGGCATTCTGGTGGACAAGCAGTCACCGGATATTGCAATGGGTGTGGATAAGGGCGGTGCCGGTGACCAGGGTATCATGTACGGCTACGCCACCAACGAGACGGCAGAGCAGATGCCGATCCCGTACATGGTCGCCACCAAGTTCCTGCAGCTTCTCAAGGCACATCCGTCTAAGATGTTCCGTGCAGATGCCAAGGCACAGGTCAGCTACGACTACGACACCGGACGCATCACTACCTTCCTCTGCTCCGTGCAGCACAGCCCGGATGTGGAGGTCAGCGACTTCCGGCACATCATCGAATCCATGATGGTGCTGGCCGCCTGCGAGTACGGTCTGGATGGTGACTTCACGAAGCTGGTCAATCCGACCGGTCGATTCGTGCTGGGCGGCAGCTACGCCGACTGTGGTGTGACTGGTCGGAAACTGGCGTGCGATACCTACGGCGGCATTGGTCGCATGGGTGGCGGTGCTCTGAGCGGTAAAGACCCCACCAAGGTGGATCGCTCCGCAGCATACATGGCGAGGAAGATTGCCAAGGACATCGTGCAGGCGGGCTACGCTGACAAGTGCGAGGTCCAGCTGGCCTACGCCATCGGTGTGGTACAGCCGGTAGGTGTGGCTGTGGAGTGCTTCGGTACTGAGCACCAGTCCCTTGACTTCATCGAAGCCTATGTCCATGACAGCTACGATCTGACCCCGCAGGGAATCATCCAGCGTCTGGGACTGCTGGATGTAGATTACAACAAGGTCAGTGCTTACGGTCACTTCGGTAAGGCTGGTCTTCCGTGGGAGGACTGACCCATGCCATACAGACCAAAGACACCGTGCCATCACCCCGGCTGCCCAGAGCTGGTGGAAGCCGGCCGGCTCTACTGTGAGAAGCACCTGCCTCTCCATCCAGAGGTGACCCGCCCGGCAGCGAAGCGTGGATACAACAGGCGGTGGCAGAAAGCCAGAAAGTCGTATCTGGAAGCTCATCCACTCTGTGTGCAGTGTGCCAAGCAGGGCAAGTACGTCCGGGCAACGGTTGTGGATCACATCATTCCACACCGTGGTGATCAGAAACTTTTCTGGGACCAGAATAACTGGCAGTCGCTCTGCAAAAGCTGCCACGATAAAAAGACGCTGACCGAAGACATCAACCCGCCCTACTCCTACTGACACCCCCGCCGGGGGCCGGGGTCACTTCTCTACGGTGAAGTCACACGGAGACCGGTGCGCCCTTTTCCGTGAAAAACCGCAAAATTCATAGGCCGGGGGTCAGAGGAATAACGGCGCAAAATGAAACAGGAAAATGTACAGGCATCGGAGCTTCGGTTTCGGTGCCATTCTTTTTCCCCGAAATGAACCAAAGTGTGTGAAACCTCTCGTAAACAGGGAGCTTTCGCACATTTTAGCTTGTTCCGGGAGGAGCAGGGGCGAGCGAGAATCGGCCGCCGCAACAACAATCCAACCTGGCGGGGCGGTGCCGATTTCCACTTCGCCGCTTTTCGTATGAATTATGAGATTTTTCTAAGAAACCGCCGAAGAAACGGCGAAAAATGAGAGTGAGGTGAGGGCAGATGGAAGACTACACGGCTGAGATGATCAAGGACATGGCGTTTTCGTTCTGTCCTCAGTGCGGCACGGCAATCATACCAAACCACAAAGGCAGACCACGGAAGTTCTGCTCACCGGAATGCCGGTCACGGTGGAACAACACCCACCCGAAGCCGGAGAACTGGAAGACCGTGCGGTCGAAGATCTGCCCGGTGTGCGGCAGGGAGTTTTCCTATCGGCATCAGTACGGGTTGGAACGGAAATATTGCAGCCGGGCTTGTGCCAACCGGGGCAGAGGAAAGGAGGCAAAAGATGCAGCCGTTGAGTATTGAACGGGATGTCAGAAGAAATGGCATCCGTATGGATTGTGTTTTTGAAGGAACGGCGTTTGATACTGCCAGGGAGCAGGTGAGGACGCTGCGGCTTTCTGGAACGAAACTTTCTCAGATCGCAGAGCAGACGGGAATGCCTGTGGAACAGGTGATGGATTACTGCCGGGAACTGGGATTGCCGGAAATAGGAAGCTGCCATCTGGTGCCGCCGGGCCGAGTGAAAGAACGCAGATGTCCAGTCTGTGGAAGAATCATCGGGCAGAGTGGAAGAGGTGCGCCGAGAAAATATTGTTCGGATGAGTGCTATGCTGAATATGAACGAAGGAATTATAAACGGGAAAAGGCTGGCAGGGTAGCATTCTGTCAGAACTGTGGCCGTCCGTTTACGGCAATCTGCGAAAGCAGGAGTCAGCGGATGTTCTGCAGCAGAAATTGTTATTTTGAATTTCGATATGGAATGAAGGAGGCGAAGGAGCATGAGTGAAAAGGTGATCGGTGTGTACCCATTGTTCAACACCGGGGGTATTTGTGTACATGCAATCGACTATGCGGAAGATAAGGTCCTGGCATCTGTGAACGGGGAAAACCCGGAATGGTGCGAGATGGCAGAGAAACCGCAGCCAGAAGAAGATGGCAGTGAAATGGAGTCGGGCTTTTTGTTCGGCTCCTTTTTCGTGCCGTTCTCCGGGGTCATACGCATGTGAATCTAAAACGGGAGGGCTTACATGAAAGCGACTGCTGAACTAAAGATGCTGCCGGTGTCCGTACTCAAGCCGGCTGCATACAATCCCCGGAAAAAGTTGAAGCCGGGGGATAAAGAGTACGAGAAAATCAAGAACTCCATCACGGAGTTCGGCTTCGCAGATCCTTTGGTGGTCAATGCAGACATGACGATCATCGGCGGCCATCAGAGACTGACTGTTGCAATGGAACTGGGATACACAGAAGTGCCTTGTGCGGTGGTGGACATCGACAAGACCAGAGAAAAAGCTCTGAACATCGCACTCAACAAGATTACGGGTGCATGGGATGATTCTCTGCTGGCGGATCTTTTGAAGGACATCGAGGATTCCGATTTCGATCTCGGAAAGACGGGTTTTGACCCGCCTGAGATTGAGACTCTGTTCAACAAGGTCCACAGCAAAGAGGTCAAGGAAGATGACTTCGATGTGGAATCCGAGTTGAAGCAGCCATGCTTCTCCAAAGAGGGTGACCTCTGGCATCTGGGAAAGCATATCGTTCTGTGCGGTGATTCTACCAAAGCAGAATGCTACAACACCCTGATGGACGGAACCAAGGCAAATCTGGTCCTTTCCGATCCCCCTTATAACGTGGATGTGGAAGAGACTGCCGGTAAGATCATGAATGACAACATGGGCGATTCGGAATTCTACCAGTTCCTTCTGGCAGCGTTCCAGCAGATGCACGACCATCTTGCAGACGACGGTTCCATCTACATCTTCCATGCAGATACGGAAGGGCTGAACTTTAGAAAGGCATTCAAGGATGCCGGGTTCTACCTGTCCGGGTGCTGTATCTGGAAGAAGAATGCGCTGGTGCTGGGCCGTAGTCCTTACCAGTGGCAGCACGAACCGTGTCTCTACGGCTGGAAGCAGAAGGGGAAGCACCAGTGGTATTCCGACCGGAAGCAGACGACCATCTGGGAGTATGACCGGCCGAAGTCCAACAAGGATCATCCGACCATGAAGCCCATCGGCCTGATGAGCTATCCAATCCGCAATTCCACTATGACCAACGGCATCGTCCTCGATCCGTTCCTCGGCAGCGGCTCGACCCTGATCGCCTGTGAGGAGACCGACCGTGTGTGCCGGGGCATCGAGCTGGACCCGAAGTTCGTGGATGTGATCGTGAAGCGGTACATCGAACACAGCGAAGGTCATTACGATGATGTGTATGTCATCCGGGATGGGCAGAAGCTGAAGTTCGAGGAGGTGGCGACCTTCGAGCCGGAAAGCGAGGATGCCGATGCCTGATGTGAAATGTGTTCTCATTCACGACAACTTCCAGAACTTCAAGTCTTATAACATCCCCAAGGCACAGCTGGTGATCGCAGATATTCCGTACAACATCGGTACAGATTTCTACGCCAGCCGGCCGGACTGGTATGTGGATGGCGATAACAAAAACGGGGAGAGCAGCAAGGCGAGGAAGGCGGCGTTCAATACCGACTTCACCTTCAACATTGCAGAGTATTTCCACTTCTGCAACCGCCTGCTGAAGAAAGAACCCGGCACGGGCGAGAAGGATGCGCCGTGCATGATCGTGTTCTGTGCGTTCCAGCAGATCCCGAAGGTGATCACCGAAGCAGAGAAATACGGCTTCAAGAATTATATCCCTCTGGTGTTCTGCAAGAACTACAGTCCGCAGGTGCTCAAAGCCAACATGAAGATTGTGGGTGCAACAGAGTATGCGCTGGTGCTGTATCGGGGAAAGCTCCCGAAGTTCCGTAATCTCGGTGAGGACGGAAAGCCCCACATGATCTTCAACTGGTTTGACTGGAAGAGGGATGGCAAGGAATATCCGAAGATCCATCCTTCCCAGAAACCGATCTCTGTGCTGAAACGACTGATCGAGACCTTTACAGATGAGGGCGATGTGGTCATTGACCCCTGCGCCGGCAGCGGTTCCACGCTGAGAGCAGCAAGAGAACTGGGGCGCAACAGCTACGGATTTGAAGTGTCCAGAGATTTTTACCGGAAAGCAAATGAGCAGATGCTCGGAGAGGAGGCTTCCGCATGAGCACAGAACAGAATAAGACTTTGACCCTCGGCAGCCTCTTTGATGGCTCCGGGGGTTTTCCGTTAGGCGGTCTTCTGACTGGGCAGATCACTCCGCTGTGGAGCAGCGAGATCGAGCCCTTTGCCATCCGGGTCACGACCAAACGTCTACCACAGGTGAAGCACTACGGAGATGTATCCGTCATCAGCGGCGCAGACCTGCCGCCTGTGGACATCATCACCTTTGGCAGTCCCTGTCAGGATATGTCCATCGCGGGTAAGCGGGACGGTCTGGATGGTTCACGGTCCAGTCTGTTTTACGAAGCAATCCGAATCGTGAAGGAAATGAGGTGTAAGACCAATGGAGAAAAACCAAGATTTATCGTGTGGGAGAATGTGCCAGGGGCCTTCTCCTCAAACAAAGGACAGGACTTCAAAGCAGTCCTCGAAGCCGTCATCAGTGTTAAAGAACCGTCCGCCTCGGTGCCTGCGCCTGAGAAGAAAGGATGGCCCGACGCTGACTACTACGTGGGAGACGGATGGAGCGTCGCATATCGAGTTCTTGATGCACAATGGTGGGGCGTTCCCCAAAGACGAAAACGTATCTACCTTGTCGCAGATTTTGCAGGTCAGAGTGCCCCAGAAATATTATTTAACTCCGAAGGCTTGTCTCGGTATTCTGCGGAGGGCTTCCGTGCGTGGCAAAGAGCTGCCGCCGGTGTTGAAAGCGGCACTGGAGAGGCAGGCTGCAACGGAGCAGGAGGACGGATCTGTCTGAACGACCAGGGCGGAGAGCGGATGGATGTGACAGAGGAAGTGACAGCCACCCTCCGTGCGGAGGCACATCATCCCCCGTGTGTTATGGAAGCAGCTGGTTTCTGTACCGAGCATTCCGCAAATGCCAGAAGCATCGGATATGAAGAGGAGCGGTCACCGACTCTCCGAGCTGGTGTCGTACCGGCCGCCATCGCACTGGAAAATCATCCTGCTGACAGCCGGGTGAAGATTTCCGAGGATGGTAAGGTGCAGACACTGACAAGCCGGTGTGGTACGGGTGGCGGTAATGTCCCGATGGTTATGGATGCTGTTGAAAATTCAGTGGAAAGCCAGGTGAAAGATGTTGAAAACTCCCCGGCGGTCACGTTAAAGATCCGTTCCGGATGTGAAGGTGGCGGAAAGGGAGCCATCTGGCAGGAAGAAAAGTCTGCCACTCTTGGCTGCAACAACGACCAGACACTGTTCGTTCCGAAATGCTATGGTGTCTGCTCAAAAGCCAGCCACTCCATGATGTCCGACAATCCGCACAGCGGTTTTTATGAAGCGGAGACCTCCCGGACACTGGATCGCAGCGGTGGAGACCCGACTTGCAATCAGGGCGGCATCTGTGTGGTAGAGCCGGTCGCCTTTACTCAGAATCAGAGGGATGAAGTCCGGGATCTGGGAGATAAGTCGGCGGCACTGGCAGCAGAGCCGGGGATGAAGCAGCAGACATTCGTGGCACAGCCGGAAGATGTGACAG